GTATAAGTAGAGTCAATAACTCTTAGTAACTCTTCAACATATTCTTTCTCATTAAATTTATATTCACCCTTTGGTTCTTTTTGTTTTTTCATCAAATTCCTCAATTATTTTAATATTTTTGTTAATCCAATCTATCACTGTTCCATTGTCAGCATGTATTTCACCAGGCTTTATTTTCCAACCGTGTATTTCAACTATTCCTCTGGCATGCTCTGCTTGAAATTTTTCTATTTCTTCTTCGGTGTAGTTTAAATTTTCTGCACTAGTCATGACTACCTCTTAAAAAAACTTGTTGCCATTTTTATTGGATTCTTTAATCCTTCATAAGTGTTATCAATAAAATTGATATGCTTTTCGAGCTTATCATTAAGTTTATCAATTTTTTGTTCAATCATATCGAGCCTTTCTTCAAGTCCATCAATATCTTTTCTTATTACACTACGATGAGTTTTTAATTTATCACTCATGCTCGCCACCCGGATCATTTTTATCTAACTCAATTCTTTTTCCATTGTAGTACATATATCTTGTTCTGCTTGGTGTATGATAACCATTTGTTGTCTGTTCTAATCGTAGTTGAAATGCTTTTGGATTATTTCTTGCAGTTTCAAATGTTGCCACAGTTATTACAATTGCAGCCAAAAATAAAACGTGTGCAATCATTGTTATACCCATAACAAACACACTACCCATATACATAGAAAACACAATGCACCACATCCACGCTAAAACTTGTAGCACCATGTGTCTTGTGTTTGTATCTGGGATATGTCTTAGTGGATTGATATCAGCATTCATTATGCCATTCCAACTATCATATATAAATTCTCTCATTGGTTCCCTCTTAATTCGTTTAGTCTTTGTCTTAATTGTTTGATGATGATTCTATATTTATCCATAATGTCTTTTTCAACTGCTTCTACTTGCGGAACCAGTTTTTTCATATGACTAAAATCTAATTTATTATTCGTCGTCTCTTTCCAATGTTTCTTGATCATCGTTCCTTATCACTATCTTTATAGGTTCTTCCATACCGCACCAATCACATGGTACACCTTTTTCAAATCCCATAATATCTCTTTCTACCATGCAGTAGTGTTCCCAAAATCCTTTAATCACCATAATGTTCCTTTGTCAATATTATTGAGCCTTTATAATCTTTTGAATTAAAGGCAAGTTGGTTAATCAAACCTTTCGTAACCGATGGATAACTGTGTACAGTTATACCTATCGTAATTCTGTCTTCCTTTGTTTCCGGTACCATGTGCATTAATTCACATGGAAATATTTGTATATAACCGATTTTATTTTCTATAACCAGTGGTTTCTGATTAAATGCTTTAAAAGTTATACCCGGCTTTGTTGGTCCATCAATAAAGATATTAGCACTGAAGCTTCTACCCATTGTACCTTGATGATTATGCCAACCAATACCTTGACCATCATGATATACGTTGACCCATGATTGACAAACAATAGGCCACTCTAGATATTTATTTGTTTTACGCAAACAATCAACTAATCTTTCTGCATAATTTGGATGTTCAGAAAAGAAATTATATCTGAAATAATTATTAGTAGTGATTACACCGCCTAACGAATCGTGTCCTTTGTGTTGACCATGACCATCTGCAATTAGTTTCTTTTCAATATCGTAGCTCCAAGATTTAATACTGTTACATTCATCAATACTAAAAAATGGAAACTCCATTACGTTAACATCTTCAGGCATGTTATTTTCAAGTGTAGCTTTAACGTTTTTCATGTTTTTCCCATCGGTAAAATATATGATTACCTACAACAAGAGTTTTTGTTTTTTGTTTACGCCATGCTGGAAATACATAATCTGCATGGTAATGTGTTGCACCTTTTGTTATGTCTTCGTTGTAAGAACCAAAGAAAACTTTTTGTGCTATTGCTAATGCAATTCTATAGACATCAATATCGTATAAAGGTACTTCATCACTTTTACCGTCACAGTACCAACTGAACTGGCACCTATGTCTTATAGGTACAATTTTACCGTGTTTTTCAAACCACCACTTACTTGTAGGTCCCTGCTTAATTACTTCACAATGCGAGTTTGGAAATCTTGAATCTTCAACTCTGTTATCTGTAACTAAAGCAACTGCCCACATACCTTTTACAGGTTGATTGCGAGCTTCCCAATAAATGTTGTCAGCCATGCATATGATTTGTTTATGCATAGATTCAATTGGTTCTGCCGGTGCAGGTGGACTACAAAAGCCTAAGCCAAGAAAACCAATTGCACCGACTATTAAGCCGAGTGCATTGTTTTGTGGATTAACTGGCATACCAAAAATTCTCCACTTCTTCAGCGATTGCAAACTGATCAAGCCAATTGTATTCGACCTTCCTTAGTTTTTCAACTCGCTGTTGAGCTTCCCATGCAGAATCACTATCCTTTACAAGAACAGAGGCTTTGCCATAGAATTCTTCTTGTAAATCCATCATTAAACTTTTAACTTTTGCCATAATATAACTCCCGTATTATTTATTTTATAGTATTATTCTACCACAGTTTTTCCGAAAAGTAAAGGAAAAAATGCATTAAATTGTTACCTCATACTTAAGGTTTTTTGCTACCCAATCTACACCTAAATCATAAGCAATTGCCATGATTGCACTTTCTCTAGGTAAAGTGTCCATGTACTGAATTAGCTTCTTAGCACCAGAATAATTCTTATCCTTAATCATACCAAGAATATCTTTGAAATCTTTAGCATCTTGCTTATACATATCAGACATATCTTCGCTGATAGCCCAAGGCTCCTTAGAATCTGCGATTGTTCCTTTGATTAAATTCTTTAAATGCTTCATTTTAAACTCCCGTTAATGGTTAATTTTTTATTTTATAGTACTATTATACCACATAAAAAACCGTTTGTAAAGGAAAAAATGCATTTAAGTTGAAAAAAAGTGTATTTTTTTTATACGGCGAATGATTCACCACAACCACAGGATGCGGTTGCATTAGGATTTATTACTTTAAGATAAGATCCACCTAGTTCTGTTACATAATCAACAGTACATCCTAAAACAAACATTTCTGCTATTGGATCAATTACTAGGTTACCTGTTGTGGCTTCTTTATCAGTCATTTCCCATATATAAGTAAAACCAGAACAACCACCACCCTTAACGGATAGCATTACATTTGGTTGTCCTACTTTTTCTAAATATTTTTGAGCTTGCTCTGTAAGTGTAACCATATAGATATATATAAGAGATTGGCTGCTAGGGGTGGATTCGAACCACCACGCCTGTCCTGACAATAGGGAAACAACCTATCGCGTCTACCGTTCCGCCACCTAGCAGTATTCTATATAGTATCTAAAGCAGCAATCATTCTTGTCATACCGATTCCACCACCGACACGTGGAAAGAAATCAAACTTTAAGAATTCTTCTAATTCTGCTTCTACTCGTTCTTTACCGAATAATTCAAATAATAATTTAGAGTAAGCACCATCTGTTATACTGTGGAAAGTATCACGCATTTGATCTACATTTGTAGATCTTTCAGCTGAACCGATTGTTTCCATGCCACCTAATATGACATCTATCTTCTTACTAGTTTCACCGTCCCAATAACGTGACATATTCCAAAATGGCGATGTCATTTCCGGAAAGTTTGTTATCATTGCAGTGGTAAAATCTTCATACATTTTTGTTTCATGTTCTGCAGTAAGTTCTTCATCATATTTAATACCATAATGATTTTGCCAATCTGCATATGTTTTTTCTGTTGGCTTTTTAAATCCTAAGTATTCAACGAGTTCGTACTCCATTTTTTTAAGAGCATTTAAATCACCAGGCATTTCAAATTCAAACATTGGAAAGATGATGTCATGTCTACCCGGTATTGCATTAGGTTCTTGCCTATACGAGGTTGACACACAAAAAAACCCTGGACTATCAGGGTTTGTTAATAATTCGTGTTCTAACCACATTTGACCCGTCTGCGGCAGAGGCCAAACTTTACCTGCATAATTGTATGTTGCAACATTAAAAGGATCTTCACATGCCGCCAAGATAGATAACCTATTTTGTGTATGTACTTCTAAAAAACCTTTGTCTAAAAAAAATGACCTTAAAAGGCCAACTGTGTCAGTGAATTTTTGTGGGGATATAAGTTGAGTCATGGCGTTTCCTTTTTTTCATAAATCATAATATATATACGACTTATACGTTAACTTGGTGATTTCATTACATCATATGTAACTATTTCTACATTTTTACTGATATTACATTTAATGGCATTGTGCTTGTGATACAAAACAAATTTAGTGTTTGGAAATTCTCGAAACATATTTTCCCAAACTGGTCTCCAGTTGTCTGCCAATCTAATATTGTTACTATTACCTCTATCTGAATTTAAGAATAAATCAGATGTGCTTCTAAGATTAAAATCAAATAAAGAATCAAATCCATACATGTGTACTTCTTCGGCTTTACATTTATTTGCCGCATAATGTACGGCCATGTGGCCACAATTAAAATCTGTATAGTTTGCCACATACTTTGGAAGTGTTGTGTAAAATTCTTTTATGTGGTGCGAATACTTAAGATGAAAAGTTGGATTGTTACCCATATAAATTTTTGGCCTCATACCAATGATCCATTCGCCTCCTACAGTAACAGAACCTTCATGTATTGCTTTCATCATTTTAAAATCAACCATAATAGTTGCATATACTTGTGGTGGTGTAAATGGTGGAACATTACATGTTAGTTTCATACCGTGACGAGGCTCATTCCAGAAATAACCTGCATGATCACCGTTTCCTATTATATGTACAACTCTTTTCATTAATCCCACTTCTTTTCTTGAATTGCCAATTTACCTTTGCGGCCTGTCCAGTGCATTATACGTATTGGACCGTTATAATCTTTATCAACCTCAGTCTGTATTCTTAATACATTGTATTCATTTGGTAAATCATTTATATATTTAATTTTTGTGATTGGATTTAACATAGAATGTAAAACTTCTTGGTCACCTTGTGCAACTGTAGGCCTTGTTTTTACTGCCCTATACCATTGATGTAGTATTATAGGTTTATCTATAAATCCTACTACACCTGAGTTATGCCAAACTTGACCAGATCTTTTTGTCCATGGTTCATCTTTTACCATGTTAAGTTTTTCAGGTTCAAGTAAATCAAATATACCGTCAATATTATCAAGTACTTCACAGTCTGTATCAATCCACACTGTTTTTTTAGCCGGGCAATCTAACATTGTTCTAGGTTTTTTAAACCAACCTTTCTCTTGAAGTTCAGACATGTCCATGATTGCGTGGCAATTGGCTCTCATAATATCAAGACCAAGTTCAGAAACACCGAAGTTTGCAAATATAAGAGGTTTATTTGAATTCTTTTTGAAGTTCTTTATGAACCAATGCAACATCCACTCTTGTGATTTATCGCATCCAGTTACAAATGCTTCATCATATAATTTTGTAGGATTCACCATAATTATGTTTTGCGTAACAACCTTCTTTTCTTTGTATTGTAGTAAAACTATCTCTTGCTTCTGCAACCCAAGGATAATATTCACCTAGTGTAAATTTACTATTATGTATATAAACGTCTGTCGGACCTGCCGTGAACTGAGCTTCATTAATTAAATTGGCTGCACCTTTTGGTGTAATTCGATATGCGTGTGCACCTGGGAAATATGGTTTTGATGTAAGTGCACCATAACCTATGAATGTAGGTGTTTTAAATTTTCCGTAAGATGGCTTGCCTAAATTCAAAATATCAAACATAGGTAAAGTAGGTACATCATTAGTCAACACCGCATCATGTTCAAATATTACTATTGGTTCATTTAATTCTAAACACTTCAACCATAAACTATGATGACTTAAAAAACCCGCTATACAGTTTTCAAGTCTACTATATTTTTCACCAAATCCAGCAGGATCATATCCATGGTTATCGAGTTCTTGATATACATTACAATTTTGTG